CACCACTTAGGTGGGTCCGAATAGGACCAGATTTAAACAATTGGGTTATCCGTCAGCAAAGGATCGGGCCCTCTCGCGTCTTGAGCGCCTGGTTCTATTGGTTCTAGAACCAGTTCGGCATGCTATAACTGGGTCATGATTTGTGACATTACCGTCATCATGAGCCACAGAGGGAGGGCCTGTCCGGCCCTCAACCCCCTCAGCATTATCGACACGTTGAATATCCTCATCCAAGATGAGGTCAACGCCTGGGTTGATAGGAACTATTCGCGTGCAAAGATTAGGAGCCTCCATGTAGTATTTTAAAGTACCATCATTCAATGCTAACCAAGTTAAATACTGGTCATAATTGAATTCTGGGAGTGCTTCCTGGACATACGCAAGCATCCAATCATCTAGATCATTGGGATATTGTACATCCTTTGGATATTTTGCCCACCAGTTCCCGCTAAGGTTTTTGAACTCATAGTTCTCGCCAGCCAGTGTTATAACTGAATTAGTAAACTCAGAAATAATCGGCGTGTTACCATCCATCATCCAAGCTGCAAAGCACTTGTCAAGGAGCTTCATCTCATCAGTAATCTGAGGTACCATATTGGTAGTCAGATGAAATTTAGATAATGCTCTCTTTATATCGCAACAGGAATTTGGATCACCAAACCAAACATTCGGTCCATAGACTCTCGACAAGAATTTAACTCCTGCCTCGCCTCGCAAAACTACATTGGCTTTTAGAGTCTGTCCTACGCGCGCAGCTGCTCTGCGAGCAATCGCAGGGTCAGCATCTACCATTAGACCATCGTCTCCAGCTCTAATGCCTATGCGATCGTATGCAGCAATTGGACTATAGCTGCAGTTGAATTCATCACGTGACATACGCCACGTTAGGTATCCAACGAAAGCATTGCATAACGAGTTGAAGGCAGCAGTCTCAGGAGATCCTGAAGCGCGTGCAAATCCTTGATTGTGTGCAGTCCCGAATGTACCTATACTGATCATACCATATTGTGACCTTTGTAAGTCAAGTACCTCCTCCAAATATCTTGGACGGAATGCCTTCATTACGAAAGTCTTCTCCAACAACCGAAGTGCTGGAGATATGGCGCCATCCATCTTTGAAAAATCAGTTTCTATAGCCCCAATCTTTGCCTCGCAGCAAAGTCCTGTAACTATATGGCTGATCTCTCTTGGCGTGCGACCAAAGGCATACCAATGGCATCCCTTGACCAAATCAGATAGGGTATATATAAAACGTGAATAATGTAGTTTATCATGCGCATTAATAACTGTGATGATCCGTGGATCAGCCAGTTTCCCATAAGCTTCACGTTTTAAAAATTTTGTGAAATATGGAACCCCAGGGAGGTTGTTAGCCTCTTCCAGGATTCTACGTTGTGTAGGACGGTCTTGACGTTCCCACACTTCATCATAATCAACAGGATCCAATTGCCCTTCACAATCACCAAGAACTAAATGCACGAATTCACGTATGCATTTTGTTACGAACCTGTCCGGTTGGACGTCACTTTTAACATTAAGGATACGTCCTTTAACGGCTTGAACCTCATTCGTCTCGCACATATCCGGTACGAAACCACCATCTACCAAGGGATACATATAGGCTTTCAACCCCGGTTTCGCGTCCTGATCAAATCTATCAGGATTAAATTGATATCTTCTGACATATCTAGATACAGCATACATTGTCTGCATCAATTGTGGTTGTTTCAACACATGCCAAGAATATAGAACAGTGGCTCCCTCATCATTCCTACCTATAGAATCCTCAACACGACATTTAACCATAGCTAGTGTCAATCCAACTTTAGATGTAGAAGCAATTTCATAAATTGCATCATCTGTATTCGACGGCACTGTAATACTTAAGTGTCTATTGACCCTACCTGTAGATGTCATGAGCCTATCCTGTTTTACATCTTCTTTCTTACCAGATTTGATATCAAATTTTCTCGTCCTAACATTCCTCGCTTTAACTTGTAATCTCAAAAATCCTGAATGAACTACTTTTAACTGCTCCAAATCATATTTTTCCAACCACCAATTAGCTAGGTAACACCAGGGAAATGTCCATTTCCTAGTAGGTATTAATATAAGTAATTGGTGATCATCATCAACATACTTCCTCTCAACAATAAACGCGGTTGAGGATAACTTAATTCCAAAGAATTTGTCACTAACCATAAAGTTGTCGTGGGCATAAGTCCAAACTTTATGTTTGTACTCAGCACCACCGGTAACTTTATAAATGACCTCATCCTTTTCATTAAAAGTATAGGAGTATTCTCCTTCCTCTTTCGCTACTTGTGAGGGTTGAAAACAGTAAACTAGTATAGGGCGAAAATTTTCGGCCATAAATTGCGTCATATTGATGTAGTAATCAACGTCAACCATTGCAACAAAATCATCCGATAATGGATCATAGCTGACGGGTGGTACATCGGTATCTTTTGGCCAGAAATAAGCTCGGGAGTATAATCTTTTAGCTCTAACATCGGCTTTTGAGCCCTGATAGAACCAGATTCTCCGTCCCAGCATTTGCGCGAAATCATCAATAAAGTAAGAAGCTGCAGTGCGACGTGCAGCAGACTTACCGTGCGTATGACCTTCTACAGGTGTTACATGTGGCACCTGGAGGTCCTCAAAGACTTTGCGCGTTGTCTCTTTTCTTAGAGAATAGTCTTTACCTGACCAACGCAGTATCTTGGAACGAATATCGTACCAATTTACTTTCCGTGTAAGGTAGCACGCGGCTACAGAGAGTCCGGAGCTACCAACAACACTAAGTGCAATAATTTCAACTATTATTGTCA